GGCGTCACGACGCACTGGGTTGGATTGGTCCACGACAGGGCGTACTGATCGAGCACCCCAATCCCCTGCCCGGGGGGATCACCACCGATCGGCACCGCACGGCACCCCGGCAGGAGGCTGATGATCCGCTGCGTCAACGCCTGCAGGGCCGTCAGATCAACTGCGGGCGATGGAACCACCACACCAGTAGCCACGGCAGCCGAGGCGATGGTGCTGCCAGCTAGGGCATAGCTGAGGGTGAACGGTGAGGCTGTGGTAGCAGCAGTCACCGTGAAGGTGCCATTCAGGGCAGCGAAAGGGGCCGGCAGAGCGCTCACCGCTACCTGCTTGCCCACGCCGAAGCCATGCGCCGCCGCGAAGGTGAGCGTGGCCGTGCCTGATGCCAGGGCGGCATTGGTGATCGCCTTTTGGGCCACCTGCAGGGCGGACCATTCGGACACGTACAGCCGGAACTGTGGGTTCAGCCCTGTCTCCCCGGTGAGCATCGCCTCGAGGCTGTAGTCGGGGTTGCTGAGGATCACCACCTCCAGGCCAGCCACGGCCACCCCCTCGGGCAACTGCTCATTGCGGCGGACCACGGCAATGGCCGGGATCGCCGTGCCACCGCTTGGCAGGTAGGTGCCCAGCGCCGCAGTCACCACCGCATCACCCACCAGCAGGTCGTAGAGCTCCTGTGCGGTCGTCGGCAGTGTCATGGGGCCCTCGGTCCCTTCAGCTTTCCCGGCAGGCACACAAAAAAGCCCCGGTTGAACCGGGGCAAAGTGATCTGGGGTTGACTACCACTTCACCTTGTCCGCCCAGTAGGCCGCACTCATCGGGCCCTTCGCGATGTTCTTGGCATGGCGGGCCTTGAAGCTGGCGCGGCGGGCCTTCTGAGCCTCGGTGCGAGGGCGATCGCCGGCACCTTTAACCCCCTGCTGCCCGAACCTGATCAGTCGGATGCGATCACCCTCCTTCGCCAGCACGGCATGGCTCTTGGTCGGATGCTGGGGCGTCCGCTTGGGCTTGTTGTAGCCATCAAACGTCTGCCCCCGAACTGTGATCGGCATGATCAGAGCAGGTCGATACCCACCTTGCCGTAGCCCGCAAGGCTCACCTTGAATTTGATCACCCCACCGGCGGCCTGGTCCGGCTGGTAGTTCTCGAAGAACCCGAAGCCGTACTCCACCTGCTTGCCGTTGTTCGGGCCAATGACGGCGTATTTGCACATCAGCTTCTCGGTCACGTTGTACTCCTCGCAGAACCGCATGGCACGCCAGGCGGGATCTGAGTAGTTCATCGCACCTTCCAAGCTCCAATCCTTCGACCGCCTGGTCGGGATCGGGGTGTCATACGACCCAGCCTCATCGTCATAGATGACGACCGATTCCTTCGTGGTGCTGTTGCTCGGCTGAATGTTACTCAGGCCCAGCAGGCGGAACGGAGCGTCGGTGCCATCGAGCAGCAGGCTGGGAGCCACCACGCCAGCACTCACGGCGGCTGAGGTGACATTGGTGCCGGTAAGCGAATACGTCAGGGTGAACGGGCTAGCGGTGGTCACCGAGGCCACCACAAAGCTCCCGTTGAGGCTGGTAAACGGGGAGGGCAGATCCTTCACAGCAATGCGCTTGCCCACCGTGATGCCATGGGCGGCAGCAAAGGTCAGCGTGACCACGTTGGAGGCCAGGGCCGCGTTGGTGATCGCCTTGGTGCCAACCCCCAGGGCGAAGGTGTCACCCGTGCCGGCGGTGATCACCGTGGCAGTAGCTGACTGGGTGGTGCTGCTGTCGATGAACTTCCCAGTGCCCAAGCCGCCGAGGGCCACTTGAGTCAGATCCACTGAGGCCGACTTCATCGGCGAGAAGTAGAACCTGAACCCGTAGGCCTGTTCCCATGTTTGGGCCATGATTGTTCCGGCGCTGCCGGTGCGTTACCTCGCAGGTTTCCCCATGGCTTAAGCCCCGCCAGTGGCTTAGGGGGAAAGCTCAGGCATGACCTCTTACCCTCGCGGTGTCAGTCACTCCCCCCATGCCAACAAGCGTCCGTACCAGGCCCGGGTGTGGTGGGCGGGTCGTCGCTGGAGCTTGGGCTACTTCCAGTCGATTCAGGCCGCAGCTCAAGCGGTGGAGCAGTGCTACCAGGAGATTGCACGGTGGGCAGCCATGAATCTGCCGCCGCCCATGCTGGCGCTGCAGCATCGGGAGAGGGCGGAACGAGCAGGGTCACCACCACCGACGGATCCTCCGCCAACCTGAAGGCCCGCTCCTGGCCTGATGCGCTGTCCTCCGCCAGCAGCAGGCCGCGCCAGCCATTAACGTGCTCCACCGGGGCCAGCAGGATCGCATCAGCGGCCATCAGCGCCAGTGATGTGGGTGGGGTCACCCCTTCACCAGCGGTGGCCAGGACGTCATAGAAGCCCATGGCAAACCCCGGCACCTGGCGCCGCTCGCACAGGGCCAGCATCGCCGCCCCAGCTTCAGCCGGTGGCCCCTCCTGCTGCTCCTGATCCTTCGGCGGCATGAACCAGCAGAACTCCTCCATCGTGAAGGGATCGCTGCGCTTGTCGGTGTCGCGGTGGTGGGTGGCGTACCACGCGTGGAGGTTGGCGATCGGGCGTTCCGCCGCGTGCAACCGTTCCCTCAGGAGGCGGCTGCCTTGTTCGAGGGCCTCGAAGATGAAGACTTCGGGGCACCACGCGAAGCACTCACGGGTGAAGGCTCGGTTGTGGGGCCAGAGGTCTTGGAGCTGCCAGAAGATGGCTCCCCAGTCGATGGGGGTAGGTCGGGCTTTCCCAGGCTGTTGGCCATCTGTTGCAGCACCGCCTCCGGGTCAGCTGGTGCCGCGCCACCCCGCTGCTCCCTGAGCATGAAGGCGTAGATCGCATTGCGCAGCCCCTCGGTGAGGCTGCGGGTGTCGTCGTCGCTCCATGCGGCGCAGTCTGGATCCACCTTCCCCAGCCGGTAGATGATCGCGGCGGTGACAAGGCGGGTGACCTGGGCCTCGTTCTGGGCGGAGAGGCGATTGTCGATCTCACGAATCAGCCGGTGCTCACGCTGGCGGATGGTGTCCTCCAGGGGCTCCAGCACCACGGGGATGCCGATGTGCTTGGCCATCAGACGGGCCGCCACCAGGTTGGCGGTGGCCTCAGGCAAGTCATCCATCTCGCGGATGATCAGGGCCAGCCGGTGGGTCTGCTCGTTCACCGTGCTCTGGTAGTCGATTTCATCGAGCAGCATCCGCTCCCCGGCCAGCAGGGAATTGAACACCGGAAACTGCAGAATGCCCGTCGTTTCGTCCCCCACCTGCTCGACCCTGATCTCTGGAGCGGTGACAAAGGGAAGCGGCACGGTGCTGCTGTTGTGTTTTCTCAGCTTGCCGTTATGGCTTAGGGAACCGCAATGGCTTATGATGTTAGGGCCGGGGCACGGCGTCACTCACCTGCTTCTTGCAGTGTTCCCGCTAAGGACCTAGAAGGGCCGCAACCCTCCGGCACCCATTCACCACCACCGACCGACCATGAATGATTTGCCTGAGCTTCGCGAGCGACTGCCGGAGGATGCCGATTGCCTTGTTATCCCGCCACTTGGGACAAGCCTTTTCCCACTCCGCTACTGCTGGCTAGGTGCGGAGATGATGCACTGCGGCCAAGCGCGATTGATCTGGGAATGGAGGCTGGTCCCGCACACGACAGATAGGTACTGGCCTTTCACGTACTGGCTGCCAGCGTCAACTCGATTCCTGCCAACGACGGCAGATCCTGCCCAACCCGCCTAAGACCCAGCTACAACTCCCAGGACGCGTTGCTGCAGCTTCTGGCCAAGCGGATACGGCGTGATCCCCGAGGCCTGCACCGTGCCCCTCACCGCATCAGTCCAGGGCCTAGCCGGCAGGATGGTCCCATTGCGGAGGCGGGCCCCTTCATGTACGGCGGTGGCGTAGTCAGCGCTCCAGACGGCCTCCAGGGTGAAGGGATCCGGCGACGAATAGTGAAACGACTGCCTCAGCGAGCCGATATCAACGATGTTGCGGGGACTGCCGACCGTTCCCTTCCGGCGCTGGGTCTCCCGTGGCCATGGCCAAGCCTGCTTGTTGAACGATCCCTGGTAGCGGCCGATCAGCTCAACGAAGGTGTTTTGCACGATTCCCGCCAGCATCTGGTTCATCTCCCCAGGGCCAGGGCCACTCACCGTGGTTTCAACGCGGATGCTCATGGCTCAGATCGCAGTGGACAGGGCTGCCCTGAACTTGTCACCCAGGGCCTCCCGCAGCTCGGTGCCAATCCCGCCGATCCCGAAGGGCTGGCTCAGCTCCAGGATCCGCAGCTGCCCCACCTCGCTGCCATCGGCCAGTGTGGGCAGCAGGGTGAGGTCGGTGAGCACCGCTTGCCCCGTGGCCCCCGGCAGCATCCCGGCAGGCCGGTAGCCCGTCTCATTCCAGCTGAAGGCAGAACCAGTCGCCTGCCAGGTTGCGGAGCCCAGCAGCGCCCAGCGGG